GTCTGCTTAAAGTTGCAGTTACGTTTAAAGTCTTACTGCCAAGACTATTCCAAACTTTTATCCACTAAGCAGATGCTGGTACAGCAGTGTAGAGATAAAATGTAGGTGCTCCTTTGAAAAATATGCAATTGAAGTCTTCTCCAGCAGCGCTGAAAATTAGATCAGTAGCATTAGTCGCATAAGCACTTGTAATTAATGTTTGGTTTGGTGTGATTATTTTGGTCACCTTTAAGATGTCCTGTCGTTCATTGGCATATGAATGTCCCCACGCGTCATTATAACGAAGAGGGTTGTAATTAGGTGATTCCACTTCAATTCCATTTCCGGTAGCTTCCATCACAACACAAGCACCTCTATAGGAATCTTGACCAATGGTAGTTGACAACATAAGTTTAGCCACAGCAGACGAAGAACCAGAGACAGCGGTATTAGTACCACCATCTGTGGTAAGTTTTGCCGTAGCAGAATCTCTTGTTATAACAGTGTTATTATAACCAGTCCCGCCAAGACGAGCTGGAGTGACTATCTTATAACGGATCGCGCCTCGAACTCCTAAATATGCGGGTATCATATAACTTACGTATGTGTTAGCATTATAATCGAATTTAGCCGCAGCAGAAGTGGTATTCCAACCACTAGCATGATAACCAAATCCGACAGGATAATGCCTAATATTGTATGAATTAACATTTACAATATCATTATTTGTAACGGAGAACGATTTGGGCAATTGAGCATAATCGAAACAAAACCTTTTGCATAACAGTCTCATAGATTCAATGGACTCACCAAAGAACGCTAAATCATTACCGTTTACATTAGCATCAGGTATGAAAGGCACATCAACTAAATCATGAGCATCCCCACTAGATTGGGGAGCAAATGTTGAATATAGTTGCCAATTATTGTTACTACCGGGGTTTCTGACCTCGAAGTCCTCACCAGCTCTTCCCCATACATTTATATGCACGTCATCAGTCGCAGAAGGACTAGTCAATTTATTGACAACACTCACATACAGCCTACCGTTACACAAAGTCCCATCATAAGCATCGCCTGTTCCGATGATAGTGCACAATTTATATGCCCTATCTTGGGTCCATCCAACGTTTAGTTGATAGTTCGTTGTCTCAGAAATATCCACAATAGCAGATAAAGCCGTATTATAGGACGTCTCACTAAAGGCCGCACCATCCGGCACATAAGTGAATCTTAATCTTCCTTTATGGAATTTAGTGCACACAATTTGAATGTAATACACCAATGAACCTGACCAGTGTTCGAAAGGCATAGATACAAATTGCATAGCAGAAGGAAAGTACTTAGTTCCTCCAGTAACAGCCGTGCTATTAACGGCACCAGGAGTAACATTTATAGTCACTAACACCGAGCCCACAGCGTCACTACCTGTCCAGTTTGTGAATTTAAGTACCGAGGGGATTTGAGATATAGATGCAATACTCATCTCATCCCCTGAATCGATACCACAAATGTTCGGATCTATAGAGACTTCTTGTCGAGGGTCAACCGTCAACTTGTACGTCATATCAGATCCAATTCCTGGCGCGAATTGGGAGAAATTAAGGACCTTATAATAAGAAGGAGCATCAATGTTATTTGGCTTCGAAAAACCAAACATCTTGGCTAGTGAAGTAACGGTATTCGCACCCATTTCCGTAGCTAATGCGAAACTTCCAATAAACGGAACATCTTTAAGAGCACCCGCCACTTTAGCCACGGCAGAAGATACGGCAGAAACCGGTCCATCTTCGTCATACTCATCATCATTCTTAATAAAGGAGTTCTGACGCGCTTGCTTAATAGAAGTCCCTTTCTTCTTCTTGGATTGGGCCGTGAATGTAGCAATCGAGCTTAGCGTAGGAACGCATAACTCAACATCCTCAAAATGAGCGAACACCGAAATATCCGGATCATCTATAGGATTATCACTAACAGTCCTCAACTCATTAAATTCAAAGAAATGCAAAATACCAACACGAGCGCCAGTAGCGCTAGTAAGATCAACATAATTATATGGAGAAACATAAGGAATTTTCATAACATGGGATTGAGTGGCCTGGGGATCACACATAATATGAGGCAATTGACTCATTCTATATTGGTAATCCATAACACTAGTAGTTCCATTAAGTGGTTCATACGCCACCAACATTCTCCCAAATTGGAAAGGATTACCATTTATGGTAATTCTCAAGACCAAAGTGGCCCGGAAATTCCTAAAATGGGACAATTTATTGGCTAGTGCTACATTATTTAAGGTTAGAGCCCATGGATCAATATGTGTGGTAGTATAAGGAGCCGTCCAAGTGAAAGTATGAATTTTAATATCTCTTGACGGAAAACCCCCTAAATCAGCAACCATCTGATTTTGACCAATAAGGCTCAAAGGTCGAGTCGGCAATACCAACTCTTGAGTGGTTTCTTGTTCTGTGAAACCAACAGTGTTCATTTTATCGTCTTGAGTTGACGCGCTCTCCTGAGCTTTATAATTCTCTGATATCTCAGCAAGGAAATTATTATCGAAGAGTGAGAGGACCTTACCCTACACACCCACGGTCTCTTATTAAGGAGACTAGTAATTTTTAAAGTCTGCACTAAGACCGGTATAGTTTAGAGTCTTTACCTAGACCATGGTATGTTAGTATTTATCAGAAAATATAGCCCATACCTCCTCTTCCGTTGGAAGAGGTTTGACTATATCCACTGTTAGGAGAAATTTTTGCAATCTCTCCCTGTGTTCATTGAAGAATTCTTCACCATGCCAAAAGCTCTCATGTAAGGAAGTTTCCATACACTTCAAATCTTGCTGAAAGGGAGTTATAGCCTTAGACTTGACCCCAACTAATAGAGATCTATATATTGATTCCTTAGCTAAGGGGGCAAACCATTGGTTGTACTTGGTGTTGAATACAAACGTTCTCTTCAAGAAAGAAACATCGGAAATATTTCTATAGTCGGCCATAACGCCTACGCTCTTATCTTCATCTGTATATGTGATACCGAAACTACGCGCGACTTCAGTAACTGAATTCTGATTGAAATATGGGCATAAAGCAGAAACACTAGCCAAATTATCGTCGCCATAAGAGAGAAAGTTTATAAACTCGTTAAAATCTTTAGTAGGGTATTTCATGAAGAAGAAAATTCTAAATAAAAGGCTATTACAAATAGAATTGATAATAACAGTTAAGGGGTTACCAGAACAGTTAGAACCAAAAACTTGAAACACATCACCATTATGCATATAATTAGGCATGCAAAAGATATCTCTTATGACACACATAATGCGCAACTGAGTTTTGGTATACCCAGCTAGTCTGGCCATTTCTATAAGAATATTGTATGCCATAATGGTAAGCCATAGAGCCAATGTTTTATCGTACCTAGAATAGTCTCCAGCTATCATTCGATCAGGATTACTAAAGTATCTGTAAAACATCCCCCATTGTTCAGAACAATGCACAGACCCCACTGCTAACTCAAACACTAAAGGATTGTCTTGCATAACTTTAACTAAAGGGAGAAATAGAGATCTAGTAATTGCATTTAAAACGAAATTACATATAGAATAGACTCTAATCTTCCTCTTATCTTGATCTTCTTGCGAAATAGGAGCATCTTTTAGCGCACCATCAACAACAAAGAAAGGTTGTTTTCCGTTAGACATATCATGAATGTATTCATTATACAACGAAACAATAGTCTCATTAGGGTAATAAATATCATCAATTTGTGTGAAATAATCCCTTTTTGCTGTATTAAAGGGAAATCCCGCTCCTTTAGACATTTCCATCCTATCAATAAAACGGCAACCTTCTATACCATTGAAAGCTTGCATCATAGTTAAAGATCTTACGCCCCTTAATAAGGAGGGTTTTACTCTAGCTAGATAATTCTTCTTTGCTTTCTTAATGTCGGCAAGCGGAATACTATCTACAATACTCTTCAATTTCATGTGATCATTTCTATAAGCAGAAACGTACACGCCGTCCTTGGTATAACTCGTGTTCTCAGGTTTTACATACAATTTAGAACAATCATCAACAAATGTATCATACGTCATTCTTTTATACACCTTACTCTTAAAGCTTCTAACCTGGTTAGGGATAGTGCCTTTAATGTACATGTTTTGCAATTGTATGTCTTTCTTCTCCATCCAAGCCAGGTCGCTATTCTGGGATAGTGCCTCTATAGGTGGTGCCGGAAATTTGGAACTAGGTTCAATTATCTCTTCGGGGATAGGAAGGTCACGAAGTCGATTCATTAAAATATCAACTAAGGTTTTGACATCACTAAATATGAATCCTCTACAGCCGCTATAGGCGTTCACGTTGAACGCTTTCCTAACGACCGGTTGCACAAATATGCCGTATTGATGAATACCAGCAAAAATGAAACCATCTCTAACATCCACGACCAATGGAGAACCACAGTCGCCACGCTCAGAACCAGTCAACGATGAATGCAAAAGGTAATCCTGAGTTTGAACACCTTTAGCTAAAGGTATAGTTACAGTGTTTGACATATCACTTTCTACAGTGACATCCTTAACACCAAAACCGGTGGCAAAACGGAAGAAATGTAAACCTCTATACACTTGAGCATGAGGTAGTCTCTCAAAAGGTATAAAGTGTAATACTGATTTATGTTTCCTAGTTTTAAGTTGGAAAACTACTATATCTTTATCTCTATCATACACAAACGTCTTAGGCATAGCCTCAACCATAGTTTCTTTGCAATTTTCGTTACAATAAATGAAAGAGATTCTGTCAAAAGTGAGAAAATACTCATCAAAGTGATGGGCGTTTGTAATAAAGACATCTCCTACAAGAGCGACCATAACACCAACCCCAGCAACACTTCTTGTTCTATCTGCGGGATCAGTAGCTATATATCGAAAATGATAAGTATTATCTTTAAACCTCTCGACTATTTGAGCACTAGTTATAGACTTGCTTTCAGGGGATATTTGGATATTGGTGTCCACCGTGGAATCTTTCCAATAATCATTCAATCTACATTTTGCTCTTTCCCTGTATTTATGGACTGTCATACCAACAATTACACAGCTACTCATTATCATAAATATAGCCCTAGCATCTCTTATCTTAGGATGGACTTTATCAACGGCGTACGTTTTAATGCGCTCACAAGCAGCATCTACGCGTTTTATCCTCTTAGGTCCATACTTATACAATAAATTAGCAAGCCACGATATATTCTCATATTCAAATAGAATGAATACAAAAGCTATGTAATGGTACGCAATCAGTGAATAAAACATCTCTACATGATGAATACCTTGTTTTTCAACACACAATCCGTCATGATATTGAAAACAATTATGGCACAAAGTATGTGTGAACATATCGTCCATAACGCCTTTAATAATATCGGCTTTATGCTTCTGATTGGTAGCTAAATGGAAAATGGTTTTACTAAGTTGCCATCTATCAAGTACGAATTTACCTCCTCCTGTATCTTTATTCTCAATCTCTGTTAGATTATGAGGTTCAAAATTTAGAGGATTAATTCTCTCATAGACAACTTCATTAACTCCCATATACACTTGTTCGATAATGAAATACCAACAATCTGCATTAACATGCAACGTCTCTTCGTTCTCATGCAATGAATTTATCTCCTCTTTACCGGGAACTCTATGCTTTTCTTTAACGACAACAGTAATAACATACTTAAATCTTCTAAGAATAGCAGATGGAGCTATAGAATATTTGCCGGCATTTAGGCTCTTAATATTGGTGGTAGCCATATAAAGATGAGGCATAGCTGGAGTCTTTCCTTTATCTGGCAGACTAGCCTGATTAGTCATGTAACCTACATTATTAGCAATACGTAAAGTTTCATTAACATCTTCACCTTGATCATATATAGGTTGTCTAGAACATATGTCATCTTTAATAATAGCCCACTGATCGGATTTGAAATTATTCCAAAATTCTTCTCCAACGTTTCTATTATAAACCATCTTATCGGAAACTGTCTTCCCGATAGCATCACCAACGATCTTGATAATGAACTTCATAATGTATGATTTACCACATCCAGGTTCGCTAAACAATAGCAAACAAAGAGGGACAGGTCTAGAACTAGCCACTTCATTATGAGTCATCATATCCATCTTAAAATTCTTCAATTTAAGGATAGTATTTTTAACATCATAAAAAGCTAAATCTTTCTTATTCTGACATAAGCGCATGAATCTATCTCCTTGAGTCAATAACTCATCTAATTTCATGACATTAACTTCTGTGTTCTCTGCATTAGTAATAGCATCATAATTATAATTTAGCAAAATATCATTAGATTCTGACCACCATACTCTAAAAGGCGAATCAGAATTAAGAAGATCTGCTACATCACCTGATACATAATACGCATATCCTCGGACACACATATATTTC